AAAGCACCAGCTCATCTAACCTGACTCAAATTACTGCTCATTTTATGAATTATTCAAACACGACTACCTATAAAACTATATTAAATCGTTCAGACCAACCCGCAGGCAGTTATCCAGGCACAGAGGCAATAGTTGGTTTATGGAGATCAACTTCTGCTATTAACACTATTAAAGTGTTCCCATTTACAGGTGCTTCTTTTGCTACTGGAACTACTATCACCCTCTACGGAATTGCGGCTGCATAATGCCTAATACATTTGAACTTATTGCCTCAAGCACAGTTACGGGCTCAACTGCTGCAAACATTGATTTTACTTCAATCCCAAGTACGTTTACAGACCTATGCTTAAAGTTTTCAATTCGCAGCAACGGAATTTATCCTGTTGCAAACATTGCCATTTTGTTAAACACAAGCACTTCTTCCTATACTCTAAGAAGATTACGCGGTACAGGTTCAGCCGCTTCGAGTCAAACTCCAGCGTACACAGAATCAGGAATTGGAACAGGTACAGGTGCAACTGCATCTACTTTTTCAAGTGGGGAACTTTATTTACCCAACTACGCATCCAGCAATTACAAGTCATACAGCATAGATTCGGTTTCAGAAAATAACGGAACTGAAGCTTATATGTATGTAACGGCAGGTCTTTGGTCAAATACCGCAGCCATTACCGGCATACGATTGCAAATGGATGGCTCTGACCTTATTACTCAATACTCAACCGCCTACCTATATGGAGTAAAAAATGCCTAATCCAACACGAATCGAAATCAACTGCACCACAGGCGTGGAGTCAATTATTGAATTGACCGATGCCGAGGTAGCAGAGATGGAAGCAGATGCAGCAGCAGCAGAAGCGGATCGCATTGCGCGTGAGGCAGCAGCAACTGCACTCGCAGCGCTCAAGGCATCTGCCCGCGCCAAGTTGGTATCAGGTCAGCCAATGACCGAAGAAGAAGCGGCAACAATCGTTCTTTAATCCACATCGGGGGGCTAGCATTTAAGGGAGAATCGTGGCTTATTCACGCCAATTCACAATTACTACCACACGCCAACTTGTCATCCCTGTTGATGGATCAACTCAAGAGGTTCACGTTCACAATGAATCAGGCACGATGTATATTGGCGGTGCAGATGTCACCTCAAGCAATGGTTTCAAATTAGATAATAATGAGAAAATTGTGCTTACAGTTCACCCTGGTGATCAGATTTATGCAGTCACCAACACAGGTACAGCCGTGCTTATGATTTTGGTTTTACTTCGATGAGCGCTACAGATTACGCCACGCTTGCCGTGGCAGTCATCGCCATAATCACGGCATTTGCAGGGGCAGTTAGATGGCTTGTAAAGCATTACCTCAATGAACTTAAACCGAATGGCGGTAGCTCGATGAGAGACTCCGTTAATACAAATTCAGAGAGGCTGGAAAGACTTGAAAACAGGGTTGATGAAATTTATAGCCTTCTCGTTTCTCGCCGTAAGCCTTAGCCGTTGCCAAGGATTGAAAGGTAAAACAAAGGGGAATGAAGATGAGCCAAAGAGTTGAGATTGCAAAAGTAGCTCGCGCTGAAATCGGGGTTGTCGAAGGCCCGAAGGAGAATGAGACAAAGTACGGAGCCTTCACCAAGGCAAATTTTCAACCTTGGTGTGGCTCTTTTGTGATGTGGTGCGCTCATCAAGTAGGGCTAAAAATCCCTAATTGTGTTTCTACCCTTGCGGGTGCCACCGCCTTTCAAAAGGCAAAGCAGTGGCAAGATGCCGAAACTGCCACCCCTGAAGTTGGGGATTTAGCCTTTTATGATTTCCCAGGAGACGGCGTTGATAGGATTTCTCACATCGGCATCGTGGTAATGGTGAATACCGATGGCACTGTAAAGGTAGTCGAAGGCAATACTTCACCCGATAAAAAGGGAGATCAACGCAATGGGGGCGAAGTTTGCCTCAAGATTCGCGCCTACAAGAAGAAGAATCGTGGGCTAAAGCCATCTTTGCCCGTGTTTATTGTAGGCTTCGGCAAGCCAACCTATAAGGAGACAAAATGAACTCAACTAAGTTGATTGCAATTGCAACCACTTACGCTCGCGCAGCAGTACCCGCAGTCACCGCGCTTTATATGGCAGGAGTAACTGACCCTAAGACACTCGCTTATGCTTTTATCACCGCCTTCATCGCACCAATTTGGAAATCACTCGATCCAAAGGCAACAGAATTTGGGCGTGGGGCTAAGTAAGTATGGAAAATCGGGGGGATTTTCTTGATGAGGCTAAGCGCCTTGTCAATGGTCAAAGGAATCAAGCACACGGCGATCCGCTAGAAAATCATCAACGGATTGCCGGTATTTGGAGCGTTATCTTGGGCGTGGAAATCAGCGCCTATCAAGCATCTTTGATGATGGTCGGGTTGAAGTTAGCTCGCGCCTCTTATGCACCCATTGATGACACCTTCACAGATATGTGTGGTTACGCCGCGATTTCAGGCGAGATTAGCCACCGCGAAGAGCGCCCATTATGAGCCGCTTAATAGTTCTTGTGCCGACAAGAGGCAGACCTGAGAACATTGTCGAACTCTTGCAAGCGTTCAAGGATACAAATGCTGAAGCAAATCTTGTCATTGTCTGCGATGAAGATGATCCGAAATTAGAGGAATATAAAGCCACAGGCGCAAATGGATTGGTCTATCCACGCGAAGGCAAGGGAATGGCAAAGCCTCTTAATAAGGCAGCAAATGAACTTGCCTATTGCTACGACTTTTTCGCCTTTATGGGCGATGACCACAGACCCCGCACTCAGGGGTGGGATATTGCGATACAAGAAGAACTGAGCAAACTAGGCACTGGGCTTGCCTATGGCAACGATTTAATCCAAGGCGCGGGCTTGCCCACCGCCGTATTTATGACGGCAGATATTGTAAGAACCCTGGGTGGGATGGTTCCCCCAAATATGATTCACCTATATCTTGATAACTTTTGGCTTGAACTAGGGCGCGACTTGAACGCAATCACCTACCGAGAAGATGTCATCATTGAACACTTGCACCCGATTGCGGGAAAAGCGCAGTGGGATGAGCAGTATCGAGAAGTGAACGCGCAAGAGGTCTATTCAGCCGATGCCATTGCTTTCAAGCAATATATGGCAAGTGATGAATATAAGCACCTGATTGAAGAACTAACGGATCAAGCGTGAAAATCCTTATCACCGGCAGTGAGGGCTTCGTAGGGCGCAACTTCTTGAGCTTTTTTGAAAGCAGAAACTATCAAGTAACCAAGGTTGATATTAAAAATGGCGTGGATGCTCGATTTTTCTTTGCTACGGATCAAACGCACTTTGACCTTGTAATTCATTTGGCGGCAGTTGTCGGGGGCAGAGCCACGATTGAAGGCAACCCACTGGCGGTTGCCACTGACCTTGCCATTGACTCAGACCTCTTTCAGTGGGCGCTTCGCACTCGACCTGGGCGCATTGTTTATTTCTCATCTTCGGCTGCTTACCCAACCGAGTTACAAAGCGCTGAATCCGCACATCAACTTAAAGAGTCTGATATTGATTTAAGCGATATTCGCACCCCTGATTTAACCTATGGGTGGGTCAAACTCACGGGCGAGATGCTCGCAAAGTACGCACGCGAACAAGGCTTAAAGGTGACAATCTTGCGCCCATTCTCAGGATATGGCGAGGATCAGGATTTGGATTACCCATTTCCTTCCTTTATCGCTCGCGGTAGGGCTAAGGCAGACCCATTCAAAGTATGGGGAACAGGCACACAGGTTCGCGACTTTATCCACATCAAGGATGTAGTAGTGGGAACAATAGCCGCCTTTGAAGCAGATGTGGAAGTTGCCAATCTCTGCACGGGGCGTGGCACAAACTTCTTAGAATTGGCTCAAATAGTGATGAAAACTGCGGGATATTCTGCACCGATTCTCACAAATCCTGAGGCACCTGTAGGGGTGGCAAACCGCGTAGGCAATCCTGAATTTATGCTAAGTTTCTACCAACCACGAATCACGCTTGAAGAAGGCGTGTATCTCGCACTGAACAAATAGATTTCTCTCTAATCGGGGAAAGCAAGAGCCTGTAACACCTAGCCGTTCCTAGGGGTTACAGGCTCTTTTTCTATTTACAGACCCTTGAGTTCTTTCTTAAACTTCTCAACTTTTTCTTGAATTTTTATTGCCTCAGCTTTATTTTCGTGGCGTATTGGGAGCAACACCATCGGTAGTAGCGCCCAAAAGCCAAGGAACCATCCTGCAAACGCCCAAAAGATGATGTTACGCCCCACGCCAAAGGCAAGAATGGCGCAGATAATCGGTGGCAGGAACTTAAGCATCTTGCACCCAATCGGTGAGCAAATCCTTGATTGCCTTACTCACGCCATCATTTCCTGCTTTTTCCTGCGCCTTTGCCCAAAGTTCATCACTGATCCTAATTGAGCGAATCTTTGTTGCCATTACCCAATCACCTCATCAATCATCTTTGAGCAAGAGCCGTAACCGAGGGTGTTGCCTTCCATATTGCCCACATAACACACATCGCGTGTGGCGTAGGTAAAAAGGCTCACAATCAAGATTGCAAGCGACCACATCACGATTACACCGCGTTTATTGAGTTTCATCTTAGTTCTCCATCTCTGCGATAAATGCCAAGGCTAAGGCTGAGTTCTTGATGGCATCGCGTAGCGATTGTTTGATTTGGTCGAGGTCTGCCTCTTCAGAGGATTCAATAAGATTCCTGCCGATATTGTAGGAATTGTCTTGAATCTGAATAAATATCTCTTTCATTGCACCCATTTTATTTCACCTCTTTCATCCAACAAATCGGGAAGGCACAGTATGTGCCGTCATCCATTTTTACTGTAACTTTCATTGCATAGGTGACAGCCTTACTTGCATCCTTGGCTGACTCAATCACGCCGTATTCAACGGCTGAGTGATGTGTGATCTGAACACGCATATTGTCGCGAAGTAGCATTATGCACCTGCCTTAATTACTAAAGATGCGTGAAGGTCTGAGCAAGGCTCACAAACAAATGAAACGAATGTTTGCCCGTTGTCATACTGATACCAGCGCTTTACAAGTGCCTTTGCAGACTTGCCACACATATTGCAGTTGAGTATTCGCTTTTTCATTATGCACCTGCGTTCATTTGGTTATATGGATGATTTGGTGAATTCCAAGGTGTGCAAACTTCGCAAACCAAATCTTTGCCACCAAGAAGGCTTGTGTAATAAGCGCACCAAGTATCAAGTGGTGTTTTATGTTGAATTGCTTGACCATTTGCCTCAATTGATGCCTTGAGATATGTACCAGTGTGTTCTTCACAAAGAACATCGCCATTATCTGAAACCCATAAACGCTGAGTAGTCATTATGAACCTGCCTTTGCAACAAAGTTTTTTACCTCTACATCAACAGGCAAACCCATATCCATACGAATCCAAGTTGAAACCTGAGTTTCATCAAAATCAGGCAATTGCATAAGCGCCTTCAATGGGAATCCATATTGCTTTCCTGTTGCAATCTCAATTGCAGAAAGTGGGAACTTTTCTTTGCGCAAGTTGATTCCAACAAATTTGTATTCCTTGCGAGCATTTACAAAAATACCGCCGAGAACATTTGCAGGATTCTTGAATCCATAAGAGTTTCCAACTGCCAACCAATTTTGGGCTTCAGGAGAATTTACATTTACGCCTGTTTCGTTCAAAGTAACTGCAACTGCCTTTATGGTGTAACTGAACTCATCACCATACTTTGTGCTTTGCTTGAAAAGTTGGAGATTGTGCTTTGCAAGAATTTGTTTTACTGATTCATCAATTTCCTTAGTGATTTGGATTGCTAGTTCTTTTGATACTGACATTATGCACCTGCCTTCTCTGACATTAAGCCACCACAATCACATTCTTGGACACCCAAAGTAATTGTGATGTCGAGTTCTTCAACAGTTAAGCAAGTTGTACATTGGTACTTTGACATTTTTTGATCCGTTCTATTGAAGACCCGTTCGTTCTTCAATGAGATAAAAGTACCATCTGTATGGACAATATGGTGTCAATACAGGGTGTTTTAGGTCACATTTTGATAACTATTTTTGAGCCTAAAATCGAGCTACAGGGGCCGTTTTGAGCGTGTTTGAGGCAAAACATAGGTAATCCCCCGCCTAAGCCGTAGAATTGGCCTATGACTACCATCGTGGGCTATCAGGGGGCAGATTTCGCCATCCTAGGCGCTGATAGCCAAATTACCGATGGGGATAAGCGAATCATTAGCCCAAGCACGCCGAAAATCGTGAAGG